TTGGTCTACTACCATAATATACTCTCTTTCTATTTATAAGAAATAGAGTACGGGCTTTTAACCATACAAACAGACCAAGTATACTTGCGTTTATAAATACTCTATTTCTGTTCCTATTATATCAGAAACTTATCCACAATGCAAGACATCTTTCAAATTATTTTCAGGAGGGAAATCCCGGGCGCCCGGTGCGCCCGTTGTCCACAGGTTATCCACAACTTAATGTGGATAACTACCGTGGAGTTTAGGAGTTAGAGGGGCTTCCAAGGAATTATTACAAGTGTGCCAACCCTCTTATTAACCTTCTCTTTCAAGAAGCAGAGCGAGTGCGGATCCTTAGTTTTCCTCTCATATGTATCTCTTTCTCTACTTCTATTTGTATTATACCACGACCTTATCAACAAAGCAAGAACTCATTTGGATTATTTTCAGGAGGGAAATCCCGGGCGCGCCTGGTCATCCTGTAGCCCAGTCTGCTTCACGACCCTCATAAAATGTATGGCATTTCCGCGGAGTTTGGGAGTTTCAGGAACGCTGCGTGCGATCCCCGGTCCATCCTGTGAGCTCCACGACCTTTCCCAAATGTCAAGCATTTCCGCGGAGTTTGGGAGTTTGCACAGGAGGCGCTCGAGCTGCAGCCAGGATCCCGGGAAAGACAGGTGAATAGCCCTGAACAAATTTGGCAGATTTGCCGGAGTTTCGGGAGTTTTGCCTTGACAGGAAATCCCGGGCGCGCCCGGTGCGTCATGCGCGGTCCGCGGCCCTCGGCCCAATATTATTTATTAAAAACGGAGTTTGGGAGTTTCAAGAAGTCGAGGTCCTTGAGCCTTCCTTCGTACAACCCGGGCACTGAATCGATGTCCTTTTCGCGTAAGTCTTGGGCCACGGCCCCTGAAAACAGTTTAACCCTGGACCCTCCTTGGGCCTTGGGCAAGTTAACAAGTATGAATACAGGCGCTCCGTAGCCTGCATACCATTTATTCCACGCTGTTTGAAGAGGTGAAATACGAATACGATTATTAGCTTGTACTATCTTCAGCTCAAGAGTGAAGAATCCTGTAACATTGTGAAATATTACGCAATCAGGGAATCCTGGCGTAACATAGCTCTCAATCCTCGAGATGAGATACTTCTCCTCCCCATTTTCCAACAATCTCTTTACACTCTTCCAGAAATTTGTTTCTGTTTTTACGGTCATAAACCGTCTTGTCCTTCACTACCTTCTGTTTCCACTTCGGTGACGTCCTTAAGTCCTTCGCCATCGGATTTCTCTTCGACCGAAAGGACAGTTTGATTACCTTCTTTTTTAAATTTTCCATCTAATCCTAATTCCTTTAATTGTTTTAGAACTTCTTCACGGGACATACTATCAATAGTCCCTGTTCTGATTTCTTTCCTGTCAATGTACAATCCCGCAGCCTGCCCTCGCAGGCGCTCAGCATTAACAGCAGCACTAAAAGACTTTTCCACGAGAGACTTCTCACGCAGTCTGGCCAATTCTTGTACGTGTTTTTGTAGTTTAACTTCATGTGTTTTTTCAATCTCCGCCCTTCTCCTGACAATAGCATCCACGACCTTTGGATATCTCTTACCATTCAATAATAATGAAGACGACACATTCGCGCTGTCTTCCTTGTATCCAGCCTGCCTGGCGCATTCTGTGGGAGTCAGCCTCCCTTCATTCTCCGTGAATATCTTTACGAACATGCGCTGTTTTACAGTCAATCCATCCCCACCCTTCGGGTATTTCAATGACATGTCCTTAGGTGCCACCAAAGTGCCATCCCCCGTGATATTGCTTATGCGTGGATCAACCATCTAAGTCCTTGTAATAGAGTTATTTTTTCTGATTTTATTTTTATCATTTTCAAAAATGCCCCTCACGTTGTCTACAGGTGGCACCTAGGTGGCACCATATAAACGGTTGAAATATAAGCATTAACAGCAAAAGGTGCCATGGTGCCATCAAATCCCCGGTATTTAAAAAAATAAAAAATCTTTTTTCCCTGGTGATCCCTATACATTAACTTCATATCACTGAAATTGACCGATTTCTGCCATTTCCAAAACTGATCCATCCACGCTGCTTCAGTTGATGGACGAACCTGTGAACATGACTCTTTGAATTTGAGCCGATCAACTGCTTGATCTCCTCGTATGAGGGGGAATATCCGTTAGATTTTATGAAGTCCACGATGATATCATATACCATTTTTTGCTTGGGTGTTAGTCCTAATTTATGCATCTCGAGGAGTGTATTTTTCACCCGTGATTCCATCAATATATGTCTTTCTTCCCTTTCCTGGAAATTCATTGTACCCCGTCTCGTTCGGATTCGGCCCGTAATTCTTGCGCACCTTGGCGTACATTTCATTCGGCCCCAGTTCCTTGATGGTTTCAAGCGTGATTGAGTCGTAGAGCCCGCGTTGCAACTTCTTTTCCTCGGCCGTCAGTTTTTTAGGCTTGTAGATGTAGTTGTCCTTGGTGCGTTTGGCCCATGTTATTCTTATTCCAAGTGGCGGCCTGTTCAGAGTCACTCCGTTCTTGTTCTGGTGTGATCCAGTCCATGTCCCAGGAGCGTAGTGCTTGTCCATCACGTAGTCGTAGCATTTCTCATTTGACTCGAACTCAACGATCTCCTTGCTGAGCAGCTCGGCGTCCTTCCACACGTTAATCTCGTATTTGTCCATAATTTTCATCAGAATACATACTGTCAATCATGAGGTATTCGATGTTCTTCACCCATCCCTTCGGTATCGTTATGTATCGTCCCCCCTCCTTGTCCTTCTCCTCGTCCTCCTGCGGATCAAGGCACCACGACCCCATGATCGTGACTCGTTCCTCGTCATTCCGTATCATCCATCCAATGTCAACGCACGTCGCGAGCTTCGCGTCGCGCATCTTGCCTAGATTAACCCATCCCGTTTCACCGTCCATGGCGTCCATCCAGGTTATGCGGACCATCGGCCAGCAGTACGGATATTTACTCGAGGGTGATTTTGTCGTGTCCGTTTCGTTCGAACTTTGCATTGTCATCATCCTCCCTGTGCCTGTGTCCTTCCGTCACTATGTCCATTATCTGCGATTTCGTCTGAAGCCGCACCTCATAGTCCTGGAACACCACGACCCAGAAGCGCGCTTCGCCCCCCTGCGTGGTCGTGGCCTTTCCGGCCTTGAAATTTTCCACTGTCTTCCTGAATCCCATCGATAATAGCTCCAGTAACTTGGACCTGAACAGCACGCGATCAGACATGTCTTCGAACCGCACGTACCACGAAGGCTTCTCCGTCAACCCCGTCTTGGGATTGATGGCGCCGTCCTCCACCTGGTGAAGATCAATGATCTTCTTCGTTAGTTGATGTTCCTGTCGTTCCATTTTACATTAACCCTGTCATAAACTTTTCGTACGTGTTCCTCATCGAACCCTTCCAAAGCCTTTATGCGCTTTCTCTCCTCCACGTCCTCCACGAATTCGTCAATCAGCCCCAGGACCATGTGAATCGGCAATCCCATGTCGTACATCTTGATAAGGGACAGCTTGTCCACGATCCAAGGAAACTCCTCATTGCCGCGCTCGGCGTTAATGAGAACCTTCTTAATTTTTTCTGTTACTTTTCTTAATTCTTTCATCTTTAATCTTTATTCCTCTCTCATCTGCTTCGTTCTTGATCAGCACCATCATCTGTTGTCCCGGTCCCCGCAGCGTGGAGAGCCCCATCTTGACTAAAGCGTCATAGTAGGGGATTCTCACGGCCACGGACTTGTATTTAGTAGTGTCAACCATTCAGCCTAGCCCCAGTCGAAGTCATCTTCATCCTTGAATTTTTCGTCATCAATGATGTCATTGATGCTCTCAACGATCGCTTCCTCCTTCGCGTGCAGCGCCGCCAGCTTGTCAAGCTCCTTCCTGATCTTGTCAAGCGGACTCGCTTTCTTCTTTTTAGCTTTCGCTTTTTTCTTTATCACATTTTGACGCCGCCATTTATTTACCATTTTTACCTCCTATGGTTAATTCAACTTCTCATTCATCTCTTTCTGATTTTATTCATTCTCATGATCTCATCGCGGAAGTCACCGGACCTGTAATCAGGCTCGTCGATCTCCTCGACCATGAGAATTTTCTTTCCGTCCTTGTCAACTTTCTCACTCGTGCGCGCACGAATGAATGAATTTTTCTTCAATGATTTCAGTGACTTCTTCATTTCATGTACGTCCAGAACAGCAGGATGAATCCCGCCGCTATGATGGCGATATATGTCATCAGGGTCATGTCCATCACAAGCCCATCCACGCGCTGTACACCCAGACCAAGACATGGAACGCTATCCATATCTTGATTGGGATCACGAGCAACCAGAACAGCGACCAGATCATTTACTTACACCGTTAATCACTTTTGCAAGTGTCCCGATGCGGACTTTCTCCACTTCCTTTGGTGTGAGAGCATTTTTCCTTATCGCTATGTATTCATAATCCAAGTTACCGTGCTTTTTTTGAACGAGGGTGACGAGGTTGTCGTCGCAGGCGTTCATTACCTGCCTGCGAAACTTGTCCACGCGCACCCTGTCGTTCGTTGGCGCGATCCTCTGGATTGTAGGATCCACGATATACCCACGGTAGTAGGATAACTTTTCTCCTCTTCTGGACTTGTTGATCCAGTTTTGGAATGCCTTGAAACTCATCATGTCTCTAACCGAAGCGTCTATTAAATCTTTTGATAACATTTCTAACTTTCTCTCTCTCTTTTATGGCTATGTCCAATAACTTCAACGCAAAATCGGTATCTTTATTGGCATACTTGTGTGCCCATGTGATTGTTGACTGCATGCTCCCGCACATGCTCGGATAGCACATGTACGCTTTCTTGCTGTTGGAATACTTACTTATATTTATAAAACCTCTTACGATCATATTTCCCCTTTGATCATTCTCAATATGAAATTAAAAACTTTATTCCCTGATCCCATTTTTCTCCTGTTTGACTCGCACGTAATCTTGATCTCTTTGACCAGGTTTATTAGTTGTTCTTTGCTCATGTTGTCCAGTCTCTCGCTAATATTCATTTTATCTCCAGTTCTGTAGGAAGCAGACCCCCTACGTCTAGTGAGTCCATCATCCTACATTTGTGAATAGGTAAATTGTTTAAATGCTGTCGTAAGAGCCGTTTAAAGTTTAAGGCCACGGATTCTAGCTCCTGTTTAATAGCCCATATTATACAGTATATGATGGGATAAATCAAGTAAATAATTATGGCGGAATACAGCCAAAAACACGTGTCAAGTAAAAAAACGTTTT